CGCGCGAAATGGCTTGAAACCAGGGCTTTGGGCATAGGTCTCCTGGGTCTGGAGCTTGAGAAGCCAAGGGCCGGAACAGGAAGTGAATCCGCCCCTATCGAGGGCATGTCCACCGTCAGACACCCCCTCCTACTGGAGGCTACTGTTTCGTTTCAGGCGACGGCTAGAGCAGAGCTTCTACCTGCCTCAGGACCAGTGAAGGTCCGGAACGACACCCCGACCCCTCCTAAAGAAATCATCCAGCAGACCTCCGCCCAGCAGCAACTCATCGAGAGCATGCAGTCTAACGATGAGCTAGCCCAGGCGCTGGAAAAGGACTTCAACCATTACCTGACAGCCACTGCGACTGAATACGTCCCGGATACTGACCGGATGCTGTTCTACGTTGGCTTCGGAGGCGATGGGTTCAAGAAGGTCTATAACTGCCCCCTTAGACGCCGACCGGTATCTGAGTCTATTGATGCCGAAGACCTGATCATCTCGAATACCACGACGGACCTTCGAAATTCAGGCCGCGTAACCCACAGAATCAAGATGCGCCAATCGACCCTGAAGCGCATGCAGATCCTGGGCGTCTATCGGGATGTCGATCTGAGTCCTCCCGCGATCCAAAGCTCAAACGCCGTCGAGAAGAAGCTTGAGGCTATCTCAGGCGTTACAGATTCCAACAAGCTTCCTGAAGACCGGGATTACGAGGTTTACGAGTCCTACTGCGAACTCGACCTCGATCAATACGCCCCCAAGGAATTCAAAGGTAAGGGATTACCTCTGCCCTACCGGGTCACAATCGAGAAAGACTCCCGGAAGGTCTTGGATGTACGAAGGAATTGGGAAGAAGACGATGAGCAGGCCCACGCCAAGCATTTCTTCGTCCAGTTTCCCTTCATTCGTGGATTGGGATTCTACGGTCTCGGCTTCATCCACCTCCTGGGTAACACCACTAATGCGCTCACGGCTGCAATCCGTGAAACCCTCGATGCCGGAATGTTCGCCAGCTTCCCTGGATTCATTTATGACAAAGGCGCTGGAAGGCAGTTAACCAATCAATTCCGTGTCCCTCCTGGAGGGGGCGTTGCCTTTGATTCCGGCGCGAAGAGTATCAAAGACTCGATCATGGCACTTCCCTACAAGGAGGTTGGGGCCGGATTCATCAGTTTCATCACCCACATCGAAGAGATGGGTCGTAGACTTGCCTCCGTCGCAGACGTTTCTGTTGGTGAAGGCAAGCAGGATGCCCCGGTGGGCACCACCCTCGCCCTCATTGAGCAGGCTTCGAAGGTCATGGATTCGGCGCATAAACGCCTGCATGCCGCCCAGGCCGAGGAATTCAAGCTTCTGAAGTGTCGCTTCCAAGAAGACCCCGAGGCTTTCTGGCGGCACAATAAGAAACCAACCATCCAGTGGAAGAAGGATCAATTCCTCGCGGCCCTGGATAACTGCGAGCTTGTGCCTGTAGCCGACCCGAACAACCCGACCAGCCTGCACCGCTTGGCCAAGGGCGCGATCATCAAGCAGCTTCAGACCGCCAACCAAGCGCTCTACGATCCCGTGGCCGTGGATATGCGGATCATGCGGATTTCCGATATCGACCCCGCTGGACTATTCCGCGCCACACCCGCTCCGCCTCCACCAGACCCTCGCATGGTGGCGATTCAGGAGAAGGCCAAGGCGCAGGCCAATACCAATCAGATCCAGCTTATGGAGACGAAGATCAAGGCCGCGACAGAGGCTGCGGCTATCCAGGATAAGTCCCAGGACCGCGCTTCCCGCGAGAAGATCGAGCTTATGAAGATCGAGCTTGAGAAGCTCAAGATCGAGGAAGAGCGGCTGATCCACGCCCACGATGCCCAGAGAGACGCAATCTCGGCTATGCACGAGATGAATCTCAAGGGTCAGGCTCACGCTCAGGACCTGCATCACAATGCGCTCTCCCAGGCCCAGGAGATGCACCACGCCAACCTGGATAAGGCGCAGGAGCTACACCACAATCAGGTCCAGAACTCATTGGAAGCCTCTGGCAACCGCGCCTCCCTTCAGCACGAGGCTCGTGGCGGGGCGATCAAGACCACCCAGGAAATCGCTAACGATCAAGCCGTCCATGATGCTAATATGCGCCGAGCCGATGAAGAGCATGCTCTGAAAATGGAACATGCTAAGGAAATGCACGCAGCGAAGCTTACGGCTGCTAAGCAGATGGCAAAAGTTAAGCCAAAGAAAGCAAAGGAATAGCCGTGGTTCAAAACACGTCTAATTGGGGCAAGGCTACGGCAGCCAAGCGCTATGCTGATGGAGGTGCGCCAAAACCACTTCCAATTCAGATTGGCCCCCAGTTAGATCGAAGGCAACTTTCTCCTGAAGAGAATCTTCATTATAAAATCTTTGGAGAGGTGCCGCCCGCTGTCGGTAGCGGCTCTTACAATGAGCGTGATTTTGGTAATAAGAGGAAATAACCATGGCCTACCAGGAAAAGTGGGGCAGGGAGAAGGCTAGAGAGCGTTATGGCTCCGAGGGCATGAAGAAGTTTGCCGATGGCGGTGAAGTTGCTCCTAAGGAGCCCACCAAGCCATCTCCGCCGCCTATTACACGCCCGCCGCGAAGAATTCCTGGACCGGGTGGCTATCAGGGTGGGTTCCCTAATAATCCAAGAGCTAGTGGCGGAAAGGTAAAATAACATGGCTAAAGCAATCACTGTTGGACTTATCGACCAGCCCGAGTTGAATGAGGTGGGCCGGGTCATGCAGGCCCCTCAGGCTATCAACGATCATCATGGCCCCAAATACGACAATGACGTTGGAGCCAATTGGCTTCGCGGTATGGGTAAGGGCGAAGCCACAGGCAAGCCGAGTTTCGATAAACACCGCTCTGGAGGAAAGTAAATGGCCCATCCCTATGAATCAAAGCGGGAGGTAAATCCTGGCCGCAAGGCAGCGGAATCCCGCGTCAAGGCATACGCTCGTGGCGGCAAGGCCAAACATGGCGATGAGAAGGAAGATCGCGCCCTTTTCAAGAAGATGGAAAAGGAAGAGGGTAAGGGCGAGTTTAAGGTTGGCGGCAAGGTCTCCACCCCCCGCGCTGACAAGTTCGCTCGTGGTGGCCATGCCAAGCACGGCAAGCACCACAAGGGCACCCACATCAATATCGCGGTCGTAGCCCCGCACGGTAAGGGGCAGCCTGATCCGGCTGCTACCATGCCTCCGGATATGCCACCTGGAATGCCGCCTAGCGCACCAATGGCACCACCTCCCGGAATGGGACCTCCCGGAGCCCCTCCCGGCGGCCCTCCCCCTGGGATGCCTCCCATGAAGAGGGGTGGTGCCGCCTATGCCAAGGGCGGGAAGGTGCCGATGAAGGCTGGGGCCGGAACCGGTGAAGGCCGTCTGGAGAAGATCAAGGCTTACGGCCTTAGTCCGAAGAAGGCTGGTTAATGGCGCGGACTCACTTCCGATCTCTGCTTGAAGCCAGGATTAACGAAGCAGTGGAAAATAGGAGTGAGTCCATAGCTTCGGGCGCAGCCACCTCTTATGAGCATTACAAGGAGAACGTAGGCTATATCCTCGGTCTACGAGAAGCTCTCAAGATTTGTGATGACATAGAGGCGGAGTCTGAATAATGGCACTCGTATCGTCCAGCCGCGTTATTGAACTGGTTTCTGCTTCGAAGAACCCAAAGCTTGAGATCATCAAGCTTATTGGCGATCTGTCTACCGTAGACATCAAGTTCAACATGGTTCTTCTGGCCACTTACTTCCGCCCAGAGAAGACTGCTGGCGGCATTATCCGCCCGGACGCCAACAAGGCCGAGGATGAGTGGCAGGGCAAGGTTGGCCTTGTCATGAAGCTCGGCAAGCTGGCCTACGAGGATGATGACGAAACCCAATTCGGCGATGAGAAGGTCTCTGTGGGGGACTGGGCGGTATACAAGATCGGTGATACCTGGAGCCTGAACATCAACGGCTATCCTTGCCGGATGATCAAGGATTCCAGCATCAAGATGACTGTCAAAGATCCCAACATGGTGTTCTGAGCATGGCCAAGACCCCGGTACAGGTTAAAGACCCCAAGCAAGGCGATCTTATCGAGAAGATCGAGGTTACCGCTGGTTCAGAGCAAAACGAGCCAGAGGTTATCGTCGATGAGCCTGTCGAGGAAGTCGAAGAGCCTGTTGTCGAGGATGCCTCGGCAGCCCTTCAGAAGCAGATCGAGGCCCTCCGGAAGTCTGAGGAAATCCAGAAGAATCGCGCTGAGCGATATCGTCAGGACGCAGAGAAGGCTGAGCAGCGCGTCCGGGAACAGGGCACCGAAGTTGCCAAGGTCCAGAAGGAAGCCGTCCAATCCCAACTGGATGCCGTTTCTACGGCCCTTGGAGCCGCCCAGTCCGAGGCGGAATCAGCCAAACGAGATATCAAGACCGCGATCAATTCCGGGGATGTAGATGCCCAGGCAGACGCTTATGAGCGCCTAGCCACAGCCAGAGCCAATGTCTCCAAGCTTGAGGATGGTAAGTTCGAACTTGAGGCCAGGATCAAGAATCCACCCAAGGTCGAAGAGCCCGCCCAGCAAAATGTAATGCCAGAGCGCGTCCAGCGTTGGATAAAGAAAAATCAGCCAGATCAAGAAACCTGGGACCTGATGCGAGGCTATCACCATGGTCTTATCCGGTCTGGGCTAGAGTTTGATTCTGACGAATACCTCGAAGCCATGGAAACCAAGCTTGGCATGCGTCAGGCGGAGACTGAGGAAGAGCCCGTTGTTACCCAACGCCAGCCAGCACAAAGGACTTCCATTGTGAGCGCCCCAGTCAGCCGTGAGGCCCCGTCTACTCCGAATTCCACCAGAAACGGGGACGTTAAACTCACCCTGGCGCAGCGCGAGGCAGCTAAGATCGCTGGTATCAGTGAGGTGGAGTACACCAAGCAACTCCAGAAGATCAATAAAATGAAGGCCAACGGGTCCTATCAGGTTCAAGGAGATAGATCATGAACGATATCCCAGTCGCAAAGAAGCGCGGTCGTCCCCGCAAGAACCCTGAGGTTGAGCGCGAGGTTCTCCGTGAGCCTGTAAGCTCCAAGAAGTTCAAGATGCGCGCCTCCCCGAACTGGGAGACTGTGGACCCGAACGCCACCGACTCTCCGGATCGTCTGAAGATCAACCCAGAATTGATTCCAGCGGGCATGTCAGCCCAGTGGGTAACCGATTCCGTTATCGGCCAGGGCGTCCCTCAGCACCGCTCGGAATTCGAGCGCAGGGGCTGGACGCCGGTTCACCAGGACGACTTCGATGGTCAGTTTGACGGCCTCTTCATGCCGAAGGGCGCGGCAGGCGAGATCAATGTTGAGGGTCTCGTTCTGATGATGCGTCCGAAGGAAATGACTCTGAAGGCCGAGCGCGCCGACAAGCGCAAGGCTTACGAGCAGGTTGCCATTAAGGAAGCTGCGTTGACCGGCGGAGATTTGCCGGGCGTCAGCCTTGATACAAACCATCCGAGCGCAAGAAATACCAACCGGATTAAGAAATCCCGCGAGGCAATCGAAATTCCGGATTGACGGAAGGTATTATTATACTGTAAGGAACAAGTATCCGCCTGTATAGGCGGAGGGGGCGCTCCCCAAAGACTACACCTCACGCGCTGTGTGGCTATTCCGTAGCCGGTCATAATGACCGCCTTAGAGGAAGCTACACATGGCAAATACCAACAACCCATTCGGCTTTAAGCAGTATGGAATGCGCGAAGGTTCCGCGCCCACTGCTGGCTTCGACCGCAAGTTCATCTCATCTGGCTACACGAATCTGGTGTTCACCGGAGACGCTGTATGCCGCAGCACCACGGCACCGTATCTGGTGTCGGCTGGTAGCTCTGCGGGTACCGGTGGTGTAACCCTCGGTGCCTCGGTCGCTCTTAACGAGGGCATCTTCTTCGGTTGTAAGTATTACAACACCAACGTCAGCCGCACCGTCTGGTCCAGCTACTGGCCCGGCTCGGGAGCGACCGGCGACGTAGAAGCCTACGTCTGCACGAATCCTGAAGAGCTTTACATCGTCCAGGGCTCGACTGGCGGCGTGCTCGGCTCATCCGTCATCGGATTCAACGTCCCACAGGTTACCACCGGTTCGTCTCAGGGCAGCCAGCTTTCTGGCCAGAGCGTGATGACTGTGGCCTCCAGCCTTGTCACCGGCCTTTCGTCCGCCGGTCAGTGGCAGATCGTGGACATCTATTCAAACCTCGCACCTCCAGGCGTCAACGGTACCTCAACCGGTTCCGAGGGCTGGCAGATCGTTGTTGTTCAGCCGAACATCGGCATCCGCAAGACCCTGTATGGCGCTCAGGCGTTGCAGCCGTTCTCGACCTAATAGCTTTCGACTTCTGGCGGTACTCACAACGGCAGCGCAGGTTCTGCCATACCGCCAGGAGATTAGACTAGGGATAAGGATATACGGCGATGCCCGTCGCACTTGGTCAAATCCGCGATCTTCTGCTTCCTGGCCTGTGGGGTATCTCAGGCAAGTACGCCATGATCGAGCGTCAGTGGCCTAAGGTCTTTAGGCAGACTGATTCCAACATGGCCCTGGAACGCCGCGCTGCGATGCGGTACCTGGGTCTTGCTCAGTTGAAGACTGAAGGCGCTCCGACCGCATTCGACAACAACGCCGGTCAGCGTTACGTCTACAACGCCGAGCACTTTGAAATCGGCCTTGGCTACGCGATCACCCGCAAGGCCATCGACGACAACCTCTACAAGTCAGAGTTCGGCCCGTCCAACGACGGACTGATGGAATCCTTCAAGGAAACCGAGGAAATCTACGCCGCCAACGTCTTCAACGCGGGCACGACCTTCGTGACTGCGGTACAGGGCGACGGCGTGGCGCTGTTCTCGACCGCCCATCCGACCGACGCTGGCACCATTGCCAACCGTCCAAGCCCGGACGTGGACCTGAACGAGACCTCGCTCCTGAATGCCCTGATCACGATCCGCTCAACCTGGATCGACAACGCGGGTCTGAAGATCCATGCCCGTGGCCGCAAGGTCATCGTGCCTCCAAACTTGGAGCCGATTGCCCTTCGCCTGTTCCGCTCTGAGCTTCGCCCCGGAACGGCAAACAACGATGTGAACGCCATCCTCGGCATGAACGATTCCTTGAAGGAAGGGTTCATGGTATGGGACTATCTCACCTCGAACTTTGCATGGTTCGTCGAGACTAACCATGACGGCCTGATCTTCTTCAACCGCAAGCCATTCGAAATGGATATGTCGGTTGAGTTCACCACCGACAACCTCCTGGTCAAGGGCTACCAGCGGTACGTGCCGACCTACTACGACTGGCGCGCGGTTTATGGGACGTTCCCAACTTCTTAATAGGGATTTAGGAGCCTCATAATGGGTATTACCGCAGTCTCCGGTCCATTCCTTGGATTTGGCATCACCCAGTCCTCATCGGGACTGGTTGGTGAGTACAACGAAGAGCGTGGCCCAAGCCTGTTCGACTTGGGTGCGGGTGTTGCTGATCCGCGCGCATTCTTCAACTACAAGCCCGGCAACGCGGTCGGCACCAAGGTTATGGGCTTCTTCGTTGACGGCCCGCTGGTGGACTATCTCCCATTCACCGCTAATGCCAGCGCGATTGCCACTTCTGCCACTGTAGGCACCCCAACCGCAGGAACTGCGCTTACCCTCACGCCGCTGGCGAGCTTCGGTGCGATCCAAACCACCATCATCGCGCCCGAGACCGGCCTCGCTGTAAGCGTTATCGCCATCGACAGCACGGCTGCCATCCTGTCCTATGGACAGTCCGGCACTGTGGCTGTGTGGAATCCCGCCGCTGGCACAGGCCGCTGCGTCTCGGTTCTGAACACCTCCAATACCAACACCGAAGTCTACATCGTTAACGGTCGTGATAACTACGGCATCAAGTTGACCGAGAGCATTTCCGCATCCACGACCTCGACCGGAACCGGCGTCGGCAAGAAGGCGTTTAAGTACATCACCTCGGTTATCCCGGCGACCAATACGACCATCAGCGCCACTGGCGTTTCGGTTGGTTTCGTGGACAAGTTCGGATTCCCGTTCCGGACAGACTACTTCGCTAACACCCAGGCGATTGTATCGTCCGCGCCAATGGTCCCAACCTTGGCGGTGCTTAGCTCTGCCAACGCCACCCTGGCCTCGACGGTTGCTACTGCTACGTCCACCACCCCGGACGCCCGTGGCACCTTCAATTCTACCCTGGCCACCGCCGGTACAACGACCACGATTCCTCTTGGAACTGCGGTTCGCGTCACCATCAACCAGCCGTTCACCGCTACCATGGCGAGCAACGTGACTGCCTCGGACCAAACCTCGGTCTTCGGCATCGCCCAGTTCAGCAACTTCTAAGGAGAATTAGATGGCTAATCGTCACAAGGTTCAAGCCTTCGCCAGGGGCGGTCGTCCGGCTCTTTCTTACGGGAACAAGGATGTTGCCGACGCAGCGATGAAGGGCGGCACCAACCCAGGAATCAAGCCGATCCAGAAGAAGGATGGCGGCAAGGTCGAAGGCAAGGCTTCCGGGGGCCGTCTCGACAAGCGGGCTCGTGGTGGCAAGATCGGCAAGTTCGCCCGTGGCGGTTCTCCGTTCTCAGCGGCCTCCAAGGTAAAGGGGTAACCGGTTCCGCTGAGTACGCATCCGGCGGCGGGACCAAGGATTGGATGAGTTCCGCCGTTAAACATCGCGGCGCTTTGCGACAAGCTGCTCACCGGGCCGGTGAATCTACTTCAGAGTTTGCTAGCGCTCACAAGAATGATGCCGGAGTAACGGGGAGACGTGCTAGACTGGCCCTGACATTCGCTAAGTATAGGCCCTGACAATGGCACGCCCGATCTACATCACATCAACGTCAGTTGCGACCTCGACTTCGGTAAACATGGATTACCGGCAGTCGCCATTCAATGCGTCTGTGGCAGTCACCGGATCTTCCAGCGGAACCTTCGCTTATACTGTCCAGTACACCTTGGATGACCAGCAGGTTCTTACTGCTATAGGATCTACCCGCTCTCCGGTCTGGTTCGACGACGCCAACCTCGCCGCCGTCAGTTCGAACGGCACCACCAACTATATGTTCCCGGTGGCCGCTGTAAGACTTAACTCAACAGCAATCTCCGGCGCTCAGTTGACCATGTGCATCATCCAAGGGGGTCCAGGGTGATATGCCTGTTCAGCTTGTTGGCCTCAGGCTTACGCTCCCTTCTGTCGGGGTTTCGCTCACGCCAACCACGCTTCAGATGCCGTGGACAGGGGAATCTCTCCTGGGAATTCACCAGTCGATTCCAGGGTCAACTACAACATCTAGCGCCTCGACTTACGTTCCGACCTACTACCTGATGTACGCCAACTAAGGACTGAAAGATGGCCACCGTTCTTACCGTCGCAATTACCAGCGGTATCCCATCCTCCGGGACCGGTACGGTATCGACCATCGATAACATCATCAACGTCTGGGACAAGGGCGCTGGCACTGGTGGCGCTGCAACCCAGCGCATGATTGTCGATTCCTCCCAGCTTGGTTCGCTTGGGCAGGCTGCAAAGACTGCAAGCGTTCCAGTGGTCCCTGCTACTGATTGGGTTTACAACACTGGATACTATGTATCCGTAGCCGCAAGCACCTTGGCGCAGAGCGCGCTGACTTCAACATCTACGGCTGGCCGCATTGGCGATTACCTTTCAGGAATCACCGTTTTCCCATCGTCAACAACTAATACTTCTGTCATTGTTTATGATAGCACTGGGACGACTGTTGCTACTTACGCTGGTGGAGCCACCACAGCCCTCCTGACATTGACACCGTTCTTTATCCCATTGGGCGCTATCAGTCGCTCCAGCGGTTGGTATGTGGCAACGAGTTCGGCTGTCTCGGTCGTAGCGACGGGGAGATTCTCTTGAATGCTCCCTTTTCTTCCGTTCTTTGATTCCTCAGCGGCCCAGACCGTTGGCGGGTACGTTGGGCCGGGTGACGTAGCGACCGCCCAGGGCATCTCGCAGGCGACCTATTTCTGGGGTCTGCGCGCATATAATAAAACGAAAGCCGCAGCCAGAGTTAATTGCGTCGATCTTGTCGATCAGGCGTTCGCCAATCCGATCACTATCACGGTCCTGCCAACAGGCGCTCTGGACATTGCCTCGATCAATACTTGGGTCACGGCGCACACCGTCACTACGATCCGCGTAGCTAAGGTTTATGAGCAAATGGGCAGTGGGTCGGACCTAGCCCCGGCAAATGCCCTCAATAATCAGATGCCAATCCTCGACATCAGCGGGTTGCCACACGCCGATTTTACCGGTGTCACCATTCTCCAGAGCGGTGGGTTTTCGGGTACGGCCCTCCCTACAACGATCACGATCCCGTTTACGATCTCGCAAGTTCTGAACAACGACCCAACCAATAATTCTTTATTTATAACATATACGGATGCCACCGTGGCTGCTTTGGCTGCAAAAACCAATGTCCTAGTCATGTACGACAATGGATTTGGTACGCCCGATTTAACCAACGTGAACAATTTCGCGGGATATCAAGCTACGTACAACGGCGCGTCAAGCGTGTTGAACGTCAATGGGACAGACAACGCGCAGAATCTTGCTGGAACTGGCAATATAGCTTCTGGTAGTAAGTATCGTTGGTCGTCTGCGACCCCAACATTCAAGATCAGAGAGACCTCAATCTTCCAGGTCAACTTCTCCACGGCAAATTCTGTCGCCATGAACGCCAATCAAAAGGCTTTTTGGGGTTACCCGTGACCACCAAAAACATAGTCACAGACTATGGTGCGGTCGCAGACGCCACTCAGGTCTTTATCCCAATCACTGCAAGCGGAACCGCCGTCTCTGCTCCATCTGCGGGCTCCGCTGTCTGGGTTCCTGGCGACGTTACCAAGATGATCAGCATCGGCCACGCTGGCGGTGACGGCCCTGGTGGCGGCACATTCTATAACGGAACAATCCAGACGGTTGCTGGAGATGGAAAGAGCATCACCGTTACTCCAGCCGTATCCTTTGCAATAACAGCAGAAACTGTAGTGTCCGCCTGGGCAACAACAAACAATGCTACAGCATTCACGAATTTCAGGGATGCTTTCCAGGGGGCCACGGTAACTCTAACGATTCCTGCTGGCGTGTATCTAATTGTCAATGGAAATCTTCCTCTATTCAGCGGCATTACGAATCTGACGGTCAATGGCACTGGAGCCACGCTGACTGGCGGTATCTTCGATATTGGGTCAGCCGCTAATTTCCAGACAGGATCGACCCATTCAGCCAGAACGATAACCGCCAATGCCGGTGATCCAACGATCACCTTGGCGACGGCTAGCGAGGCCTCGCGCTTCGCGGTTGGCCGGTGGTGCTGCATGACGGGGATCGACCTTCAGGGGTCTGGCGCTCCCCCCAGCTTTGCAATCTTTGAATTCGTTCTGCCGACCAATATCACTGGAGCCGTCATCACTCTGACTACGCCATTGAAGTACACCTATCTATCGACTTGGCCGCATTACTCTAGCGTCGGCATGGATTACGGCGGCCCAGCAACCCTGTACGATCTGGACGCCAAATGGGACTACACGGCTGTGTTTAACAACCTGACGATTGCTTACAATGACGAATTGAATGCGTCTGGGCGCAGCCTGACTTTCAATAATTGTACTTCGATCAGCGACTTTGGGCCATTTCCAAGCGTCAATCACGACTGGACGCTAAACAGTTGTACGTTCGGCACGAATGTCGGAATGGAAGTTGACAAAGAGATTGACAATCTCACGATCAATGGTGGGACGTTCGGCTCAGCCGTTGTTCAGACCGCTAGCGTCAATCTAATGACATTTAATAATGTCACCCTTGGTACTATGTGGTGCGGTACTAATACCGTGCTCGATGGCTGCACAATTTCTGTTCTAGTCCTTGGCCCTACTAACTTCGGTGTTTCCCAGTCTCTTATAGCCACGAATTGCAGCATAGCTTCAATAAGCTATGGCTCGTACACCGATACTGGCTCAGTTGGCGGAACTGGCAGCCTTAACACCAACGGCGTCACCATGAACAATGGTGTGATGCGCTTTAATCTCTCAACCTATTTCAGCGGCTTGCCTGTTAGATGGGCC